GCGATTACTACCCCTTATGCCCAGGTCTCTTGAGTACATGTATGAGGCTATGGGTACTTCTCATCTCCGTGGCACTCAGGAGCCGAACGTACCAGTTGGGGCTCTTGCCAATCAGTACTATGGTGCGTCTAATGGAATAGTAGATACAGAAGTTAAGACGTCTTCTGTTCCATATTTTGACGGTTCCAGTGTCCGTCAGACGTCTATGGGTAAGAAGGCCGAATCCTCCCCACAGGTCATTGACGCACTTATTAAATGGATAATTGACCCTAATAGCCCCTATCCTGAAACTTACTGGTCTACTTCGCCGAAGTCCGAGAATTTTTTTGACTGGACGAAACAGGATTCCGCTGCTGATTTTTCTAAGTGGCAGTCTAAATTGCGTACTATCATGAGTGCTGGCGCTCCCTATGTTGCCCTTGAGCGGCTTGTTTCTCTTGAGCGACATTTGATAGAAAGGGGTGTTATTCGAGTTGGTTCTACGTTTTCATCTGGTGGTGCAGATGCTCTTGCTGCTGCCTTAGGGATTAGACCGGGAATGGAGAATGACTTTGTCTGTGGTACAGCAGATGTGACAAAGTTTGACACGGTTGCCCATCGGATATTCGTCAACTTGTACCTTAGTTCGATGTTTGTCTATGATAAACGCACCAAATGTCCAGTAGCAAAACTCAAGAAGAAGATGCTTAAACTGGTTATCTCTCGTCTTCTTACTCGTATTACTCATATCATGTCTTCGATGTGGGTCGTTATCGAAGGTACTGTCCCTAGTGGTTGCTTCAATACTTCACATATGGACTCCTGGATTATGCTTCTTTATTATTATCTCTTCTTGGTTTTTCAGATGACCCATTTCCCTGAGTATGCATCTGTTATTCAGCGCGAATTATTGAGGAAGTACCTGAATTTCTTGGTTTACGGGGACGATCAGGCACTTTCTTTTCTTCGTTGTAGGAAAATTGAACATGTAGTTGGTATGCGGGCTTTTACTAGCTTCATGTCCCTCCATTTTAATGTCGTCTTCCGTGACATAGAAACTAGCCTCCTGTTCCATTCGGAGGCCAGGAATGGAGTCCTGGTTCGGAAGGGCGTCTGTTTTTTGAGACACTACTACATTATTAATCCTGATCGTGGAGACAATCAGCCCTATTTTCTTCCTTTTCGTGAGACGAGGGAATTTCTTGTTAGAGTGATGTTCGGTAGGGAGCCTGTAGTTAGGGACTGTTTTGATGTGCTTCTGTCCATTATGGGGCACGTCTATGGAACTTATGGTAGTAATGAGGTTGCTTATTTGTATCTCAAAACTATTTACTACAACATCTTACACTCTTTCAATCTTAAGCATGATCAGGTTCCTGTTCTCATTATTGCTCGGGCTGATTTGGATACCTTGAAACGTTTTCGTCAGGTGAACGTTACAACTGAGAACTTGCTTGAGGGATTCCCGACCATGGAGTCTCTTAAGCTTAAGAACCGGTTTCAAGCTTCTAAACATGGTAAAAAACACCCCAAGATAGATACCATAGAGTCTAGGTACCAAGAGG